TTATTTGTCGATATATACCGTTTTACTTGCTTGGTCCCAGCGTACTTGTGCGCCGAGCCCTTCTGAAATTGCTCGAACCGGCACTAAGGCTGTGTCCGCTTCAAGCTTGCCGTGCTGGCTAAGTTCCGCCCCGTTCACGACAATTCGAACGTTAACCTTTTCATTGTCCGATAGCTGTAATTGGCCCGCCACGCGTTGCTTAAACGTTGCCCAGCCCGTCCACTTGCCGTCGTCGTACATGAGACGCGGACAAATTTTGCCCGACCAGTCATAGTGCCTTCGCAGCCGGTCGATGCCCCAACCGCGCTGGCGAAGCAGTCGAGCGACCAGCTCGACCGCATTGTCGAGCGTCCGGTCGTAGCGGCCGCTCTCGCAGATTTCGATGGCAATGCTTGTCCGGTTGCCGCTTACCGCTCCGCTGCCGTCTCCGGCATGCCAGGCTGACTCGGCCAGCGGGATGCACTCGATCGCTTCGTTCTCGTCGACAACGAGGTGGAACGAAGCTGTACGGTCGTTGACCGGATTGGTCAGCCAGCCGCGCTCATTGCGCGCGGAGCTGGACGGATTGCCCGTATTGTGAATCGTAATCGAGGTTGCCGCCATTGCCAGTCCGGGGCGCCTGTTGTTCGGCGTAGTGGTCGGTATATGATCCGTAACGTATTTATAGACCATTCTTCTTCTCTCCGTTCCGATCGTTCTCATCGCCCAACTGTTGCAGCTTGTCACGAAGCGCCGCGGGCAACGGCACGCCTAGCAAGCCGAGATTTTCCGTAACGGACAACCCCTCCCGCGCCGCATAGAAGTAGACCGCCGCCGTTCGAAACACAGGAGCGACCGGCTGTACCCACTCGTCCAGCAAGGAAGCCAGTCCGATCACGAACAGAACGGTCGCTTTGCGAACGCCGCCCCAGAACATAATCTCGCTATTGAGCGTCTTTGCCCTCCACGCCCCCAATACCCCCGTCACATAATCAATCGCCATCAGCCACAACAGAATCTGGATCGTCTTGTCCCACCCCCCGAGCCAATCGGTCATTAGCAGGCCTGCAGCGGACGCCGCGCCGCCTAATGCCGACTCTTTGCCCGTCCCCGCTGCCGCCGCATAAATCGTCGCCGCGTATGCTTTAATCATGCGCTCCCCCTCCTCTCCAAGCAAATAGGCCCCGCTTATGCGGGGCCTTGAATCAAGTCTTGACGGTTGCGATCCGCAAGACAGGCGTTAATGCCGGCTTGCAGATCCGGACGCCGCTCGACCACAAATTCGTACGTATACGTGCCATCTATAATGCGTTGCGCCATGTAAGCCGCCATTAGATCCCGCCTCCTAGAATCAAATCATCCAGCGCTTCCTGCATCAGGGTAAGCTTGGCCTTTAAATCCTCTACTTGTTCGGCCAGCGGATTCGCGTATTCCGGAGTTGCCGGGTACGGCACGGCAACAAAAAATTCGCCGTCATATTCCAGGTAATGGCCGTCCGGCAAATTGACGATTTCTTCAGGCAGTTCGTCGACAACAACAAAATTCTGGTGAAGTTCAACCGAGTCGTCATAGTCTGGATAGACCCCTGTGACGCGCCCCTGCGAGTTATAAATAATTGCTATCAAGTAACTCCCTCCTTTTAGCCTGCCGCTACGTCATAAGCTATAGCTAGATTTTTGACACTGCAATTAAGAATCGTTCCCCCTGCACCTTGTAAGACCAAAAATATCGGACCAGGCTGCGTAATACGCAGCACAGCAGAAGCGGTAGCATACGTTGTCGAAGAGTTATAACCGAGCAATAAAGCGTCATAATATGGAGAGGAATAATTGTCTAAGAAGGAAGCTGATTCTGTTCCTATTGCCGTAGTAGTATCAAGGAGGCCCGTTGAAACCGCTAAAGAGCCCCCGTTATCGCTTAATTGGGCTCGACCCCATGCGGCAAGAAGATATACCCCCGGGCTGGTCCCCCCTGTTCCCGCCTTTAGATCAAACGTGACCTTCACCTCTCCGGCGAAAGCCGCATAAAATACATGCACCAGCTTGTATCTACTAATCGTATTTGTCCGCTCTGTCGGTACGCTGACCCTTGTCGTATTGCTTGTTTTATAAAGTGCCCCTCCCACTGGCTTCCACCCCGTTCCATCGTTATACTCAAGAAGCGTTCCGTTTGATCGAATTAAATTACCAACGGCAGACTGCACAAACGCCGTCGTTGCGATCTGCGTCGTATTCGTATTTAGAGCCGCCGTTGGCGCAGTTGGCGTTCCTGTGAATACAGGGGAGGCTTTAGCATTTTCAACCGCCGTTTTGACAAATGATGTCGAAGCAATTTGCGTGTTGCTTGTTCCTGCTGCCGCTGTCGGGACTAATGGCGTACCCGTAAACGTAGGAGAATCATTAAAAGTTAATTGCCTCCACGCCGTCCATGTTGTGCCGGAGTCATTAGTTACGCGTACGTATACGTCGGACGTAGTTATTCTTGTGTACATTTGAGAAGTCTGTGCCGACGAACGTCTGATAACGATCGCAGTCCCCTGTGATGCGACAGGTATATTAGGCGTATCTTGTTTAATCACATAGAAACCCGTATCTAATAGAGCATTCATATCCCTCGTATACGATATGCCTTGACCGTTGTTAGACGTCAACGGGAATGCTTGGGCCGAATTAATAGCATCCGCAACAAAAGCCGTTGTAGCAATCTGCGTGCTGTTCGTGCCTGCAACTGCTGTAGGCGCCGTCGGCGTTCCGGTAAGAGCCGGACTTGCTTTAAGGGCGTATTGGGGATGCGGGTCGCCAGCGCTCCCATGAGTGCCAGTCGTGAGCACCGGGTTCCCTCCGGCATTCGGCGGGTTATCAAACTCCCATCGATTGCTCGTGTAATTGTAAGAAAATTCCTGGTTGTAATTCGTTGCTCCATCGTAGCGAGGGGCAAAAATAATTCGGGAATCGCCCCCCTGTCCGACAGACGTCCAAAAAAGATCCAGCTCGTTCGTTCCATTATTATGTTGAAAGCGTTGAAGGATACTATTATTGGACTTCATGTACGTCGTAGCCCCCGTGGTAATCGATGAACCCGAAGCCATCGTAATCGGCCCCGTCACCGTACCGCCCGACTTTTGCAAATACTGCGTGTGCGGGTCGCCCGCGGAGACGTGCGCCGATACCGCTCCGTCGACCGTATCCTTGCGGGCGACGTCCGCGGCTGCGCTCGGCGCAGCGACCTGAACGCGCCCGCTCCCGTCCCGCTGCATCAGCGAGTTCGAATTCGGAGATGCCGTTGCGCCGTGCACGCCGGCCGTCGCGTCCATATGGGACTTCGCCGCTTCCAGGGAAGTGGCCGGCGCCGTTCGCCAATTGCTTTTGCCGGTGATCGACTTTATCATGTTGGCCATCCATCCGAGCAAGGTCGCGAGCGTTCCGCTATCGCCCGTCGGCGCCGTGCCGTCTGCAACGGCGCGTGTTCCGATTACCGCATCCGTAGCGGCGCCGTCCGCCAACTGGCCGCTGCCGACCGCCTTGTCCCCGAGCTGCCCCTGTCCGATCGCTTTATCGCCGATCTTCGCCTGCGTAACCGCCTTGGCCGCCAGCTTCGCCGTCGTCACCGATCCGTCCGGATGATCCAGTACGGCAGCCGTCTTGTGGGTCGTCAAATTTTGCTGGGCGCCGGCTGCGGATGCCGCTGCCGCATTAATTTCTTGCCCGATTTGATTCAGATCGGTTTCTTTCACGACATCGTTATATTGCCAGTTCGTTTTCGCCAATTCGCCTTCACTCCTCTACTGAGATGACTTGTACGATAAGTGTGTCCGTCGTAACCGGCAGGGTGACGGCGTTATCGCTTATCGTACCGGTTGAACTTTTTACTTCGACTCGGTTGACGGCCGCTACCGATCCGAGCGGAATCATATAATTGAGCGTAACGGTGCTGTTATCGGCTTGCTTTACCAAAAAATCCGTTATTTCGTATGCGCCGGAGTTTAACGATACTTTCGTTATCCGCCCCGCCGCGTACTCCGCCAACTCATGCTTAAAAGCAGATGTAATCAAGTGGCAATCACCCCCGCCCCCCGCTCGGCGAACGGCGTTACGCCGAGTCGCCAGCTTGTTCCCAGCCGGGCATTGCGGGCCAACGCGTAACTCGTAATCCGTTCCCGAAGCCGTACCTTATCGACCAAGGCCGTCTGCTGCCTATACTCCATATTGGCCGGCTTAAGAGTCGCTATAGTCCGCTCGACCTCGCCGAAAACCGGAGCGTCGTCAATCGCCGTCGTAACGGTCAACCGATACAAGCCGGGCTCCACCGTTACGGTCGCCCTTCCTTTGCCGGCGAGATAATCGATTCGCTCCTGCAAATACCGGACGGTGAACGGAGGCTTCGTCTGATACCGGTTCAGAATGCGAAGCCGGCGAAATTCCAGCGATTCCGACGGGACTGCCTGAATGCCCAGCATCGCTTCCCGCCGTTCAATGGAGTTCGTACCGGCCGTTGCGACAAATTGATCGTCGTACAGCCGCCGCACCGCTTGATGCAGGCTCTCCAGCTCGACATCCTCGGCGGCCGACAGCTCTACAAAATCTCTAATCTCCCGATAAAAGGGCGGCAAATAACGCAACACGCGATCAGCCATTGATCGTCACCGTCCCCATCAGCGGAATTTCATCCTGCGCAAGCGTCAGGTTGCCGGCCAAGCCGTTAAGCTTCGTTCCGGCAACGTCGATAACGCCGGGCACGTTCAGAACCGCCCCCTCGACCAGCGCAACCCGTACAACAAGCTGGCTTTGATTGGCCCAGGATTTCCGAAGATCCGTCAAATAAGCCTGAATCGCAGCCCCAATCGGCGCTTGCACCTGACTAACCGTTACACCGGACAGCGTAACCGTCGTTTGCACATTCAACGCTCTGCCGTTCACTCCGGCAATCGTCACCCGATGCCCGATGGGCGCCAGACCTCTTCCCGTCCCGGCATTTACGGTTGGATCGACAGCCGTTTGAACGGTATCGATCAACTGTGCGGACGGGACGGACCAGTCCGACGCGATGACCGTACATTTCACCGTCCCTCCGCCCTGCCACGTCGGGTATACCTTCAAGCCGCCGATGCCGTCCATAGCGCCGATCGTCTGCTTGTAATCCGCCGCATTGCCGCCGAAGGCCGGGCTGTTCACATGATCGTAGTAACGCGCCCGCAGCGCTTCGTCCGTTTCTTCGTCCTCTCCGGGCACCAGCACCTTGCCAAGCTCCGCACGGACAAGACCGGACACGTACTGAATAGGCAGCAGCGCGCCGAACGGCTGATTGCCGATAGCGCCAGCCGTCTCGCAGACGAGCGTATAGACGCCGGGGCTTATCCGCGAGGCTACGATGTAATTGACGTCGCCAATCGAATAACGCCCATCTTCCGGCACATCGATTGGCGCATCCGCCGCGCCGTAAAATTTCCCTTCCCGTCTGGCTAACGTCGCCTTCTCCCGGTTTACCCCGAATTCGGCTGTGCGCCGGGCCAGCTCGTCTCCCGAGGCCGTATCGGCAAAGGACAAGCTGTAATTGATATCGAGCTCGATATACATTTGCGCAAGCTCCGCCGCAGCAGGCGCCAAAGCGTCGTAGATGATCGAGCCTTGGCGCTTGTCAATGTCTCCCGGCACTCTCGCAAGCATGCGCTCCAGAATAGCCTCCGCAGTCTGTGTCTCATACATTGGTCGTCACCTCCCCCGTAAAATCTCCGAATATCGATGCTACGGCAAATACGGCCGATGCGCAGTCCCCATCGATCGCAATCGTAATGTCGGCGACATCGCGAATTCGGTCGTCCTGCATCAACGCTTCCCGAATATGGCGGCGAAGCTCGGATTCGACGAGCTCCGGACTCTTCCCAACGAGCCTCGTCATTTCGCTGCCGTATTCGGCATCGTATATCAGGTAAGCGAACCGATCCGTCTGAAGCGCTTTGCGGACCGCTTGCTTGACCGCTTCCAGTCCGTCGATCATGCCGATCCCTCTGCCGCGGTCTAAATCCAGCTTCCAGGTCAGCGACGGCATCTGCGCTTCGATGCTGTCTGCCGCTATCTGTCCGCCGATCGGAATCATGTCCCCACCACCTTATCGAGAATTAAATATCGCTGCCCGCCCTGAAGCCGGACAAGCACCACCTGATCGCCGGCTTGCAGCGCGGGGCGAATGACATATTCGACGCTGCCGACAACCACCTTCAATTCCGCGGTCGCTTCGGTCAACACTAAAAAATCCGCATCGAGAGTGAAACGCTGGTCGACGTTTACTTCGAGCGGATTGGATTGGGTTACGGAGCCGAATAAGAAGGCGACCGGATTCGACGCCTCCACGGCGGTCATTGCGGCCTTGCGAATAGCATCCAGCATGTTAAATCACCCTTAACGTAATGGACATATAATGCTCCGCGCTGCCGAAGCTGTGCTTCACTTCTTCCGCAAGCATGAGCTGATTGATGCCTAAAGACGAGATGCCGATCGGCAAGTACATGCCTGCGCGAACGCGAATATCGCCGAGCGCATCGATCGATAACGTGCGCTGCTCGCGATTTTTGAGCGTGGCCAGTTGATTGAGCCTTTGCTCGATTTGCGCGGCGTTCAGATTATCGTCCACGCTCTCGTACAACTGCAGCACGCCCCATTGCGCCATATTGGCGCTATCCTGCACCAGAAAGATGTCGCGTTTGCCCGTCTCGTTGTTGTTGCGGTACAGCTTGATTCGATTATACGTATCGCTGTCGATATCCTGCGCGTAATCGTATCCGGTCAGCAGGCTGTCGTCGCCAATATAGAAATCGGTTCTCAACTGACTTACCCGCCGGAGCGATAAAGCGCCGCAATCGTCAAAAAACACAAAGAACTGCCCGGCATTGCTGATCGTGAGCGCATTGGCCTTCTCGATCATATCAAGCAGCGTCTGGCCGTCCTCCATCATGGAAGGGATCTTGTACCCTGTCGCGTCTATTCTGCCGGTCTTCAATTTGAAATCGGCGGCGATCTGCCGGATGACGTCTCCGGTCTCTACGTTTTTGAAAACATAAGTGTCCTTATTCAGCAAATATCGCATCTGGTCGTACGCCGTAACGCTAATTTCCCGATCGGCGTTCTGCTTCAGCCGGAAGACGTAGCCGTAGAAAACGTTCACGTCGCCGAGCCGAACGCGAACGACATCCCCGTTGCTGATCGCAAACGTCTCATTCTGAGTCTCCCCGCCGTTCGCCAAAGAAAATTCGAGAGAGGAGGGCTTGCCGACGCGAGCCGTCGTCCAGGAAACGTCCGTCGCAATTTTCGATACGTCCCATACGCGGCCGTCTTTGTTATCGACCAAAATCTCAAGCATGAGCCTGCACCGCCGGCAGCTTCAATATCGTGCCGATCTTAAGCCTCTTCGTCTGGGCGTCGCTAATTCCGTTCAACGCTTGAATCTCTCGCCAGCGATTGCCGCTGCCCAGCGTCTTCTGAGCGATCGTCCACAGCGAATCGCCCGCAACGATCGTATACGTCTTCGGCGGAACACGCTCATCCACACGCTTCTCGGCCGCTTTCGTCACCGTGTTTTTCTCCAGCTTGACCCGCTGCGCCGAGAAGAACCGGTACTCCTTCAGCTTCAGCTTGTACTCGATATCGCCGGGCGAGCCGCCGGACTCGCGCCACTCGAACGATTCGATGCTTGCCGGCGTGTTGATTTCCATCGTCGATCCAATATAAACGAAGCGAATCGGCCATTTGGATTCCCACCAGCGCATAATTTGATCGACATACTGCTTGGGAGTACGCGGAAACTTAGTCAGAATATACGGATGATTATACGGGGTGAAGGTTGCGGGATGGTATGGAAAAAAGCTTTCGATGCTGTATTCCTTCAGCCCCCGATCCTTAATGACATTGATTTTGCCTGCGCCTTGAACCTCGTGCTCCGCGCCATCGCCGCTCACGCTGACGCCGATCTCTGCAGGCAGCACCGGCAGGTCGAAGCCTTCCTTCTGATTGTTCCAGCTTAGCCATATTCCATAACTCATCCATACACCCCCTGAGCGGACGACACGAGTTCTTCCTGCAAGCGTACCTTAATGTTTGCCACAATCTCGTCGACGGAGCGGCCCTCTTGACGAACATGAGTGTCTCCGAAGCTTAACTGCGGCTGCAGCGTGACGAAATTTTGAATGTTTTTCATCTCCGCAAGCTCGCGCATCATCTTCAGATCCTCGCTGGATATGTCCACCTTGTCGTTAATTTTGCCGACCTCGCCTACCCTGTTAATGTTATCGACGTTCGCCGCCATCGGCTGCTGCGAGCTGTTCCATTTATTAAGCGCCGACTCGTCGACGCTTGCCCCTTTAAACTGAAAGGAGTTGGCGAACGAAGACCCTTTCTTGAAGCCGTAATCGAATTCGTTTTTCAAATTTTTCTGCTGCATGCGGCCGATCGTTACGACCGATTGGCTGCTCTCCGGCTTCTCGAGCTTATCCAGCATTCCTTGCAGTCTGTCGCTCAACGCGCTGGCGTTCTCCGTATCGAACAAATCGACGGTGCCAAGTTTGACCCCGGTCAGGTCGGCAATCTTCTTGCTTAACCAATTGAAGCCTTTCAATATTCCATTGATTGCGTCGAGTATCGTCTCCATAAACCCGCCTGCAAAATCTTCCGCGCTGCGCAGCATGTTCAGCATATAACCCCCGAACGTCATCGCCAGATCATAGATCAGCTTCTGCACCGCATAGGTCGGATCGATAAACAAGTTAATTAAAAATTCGGCAAAGCTGGCGAAATAGTTCCATAAGGTTGCGACCGTATTGTAAATAATACCGCCCAACGTCGTAAACAACCCGACGATAAAACCGATCACGTCCGATGCCGTTACGCCGCACTGCTGCAGTACGTACATGAATGTCCCGACAAGAGCGGCAACAAGTATAATCGGCCAGTTCATCAGCAGCCATTCGGCAATGATGACGGACAAAGGAGCTATAGAGGCCCACAATGACGCAATCATAGCCCCTAGCGGCGGAATCATAGCCCACAGCCTCGGGATGAGCAGCATACCGATGAGCGAAGCGATTCCCCCTAATACCGAACTGAATATATCCCAGTTGTTCGCTACAACCTCGCCCAGCCACAATGCGCCGCGAACCAGGTCCGCCATGAGGGAGGTTACCCATCCAATAGCAGTACCCAAAGCATGGAAGAACGCCTGCGCCTCGCCTTGTTGAAACATCCGGTTAAGCATCGCAATAAGCGGAAGCAAGGCTTGAACGATCGCATTGCCTGCATCCGCCATCGTTGCCTTCGTGTTGTTGCCCAGCGTTTTGAGCTGGTTCGCCGGGGTGGCCATCATCGTCTGAAAAGCTTGCTCGCCCATCCGCTGCTTCTCAAGCAATTGGTTGAACGCCTGAATGAAGCCGTCGATATTGCCCGATTGGCCAAGACGATCGATATTAAGCTCCTTCATAGCGGGCTCCGGCATGCTGAAGCTCTCGGCCAAGGAACCCGTATCGCCGCCCATCGCCGCCTTTAATGCGGAAGCCGCCTCCTTGATCCCGCCGCCTGAAAGGTCGAATGCCGCCAGTTGAGCGGCCATGCTATTTAACTGGCTCAACTGATCGGTATTTTGCGTCACCGGGAAGAACGACAACGCGCCTTGAAGCGCCTCCGTCACATCCTGTCCCGTCGCCAGAGCCTCCTGCTTGAACTTCTCGGACATGGAGCTGCCCACGGTCACATCGCCCGTTCGGGCAATAAACGTATCTTTCAGCTTCTGCTGATCCAGCGAGCCGACAACCGATAATCCGATCTGCGCCCCGGCGAGCAACAAGTATTGCTTCCCAATTCCTTTGAGGTAATCCAATACCCCTTTAAACCGGCCTCCCATTCGGCCCACATTGCCGTTAAGCTGCCCCTGCAAATCGTTAATTCGCTGCTCCAGTGCGGCGATTCGCTGCAGCGCGGCTTCAAGCTGACTCGTATTGTCGCTCATGGAGCCGAGCCGCCTTGTCGCGGTCAGCAAGCGCATGACAAGCCGCTGGAGATTGGCGAACATCACATGGAGCGAAGCCGGCAGAACGACCTGAATTTGCGCCCGGATCGTACCGAGCTCCGACTCAACCCGCTGCTTGATGACGGCAATGTCCGCCGCATCGATATGAAGCCCAATCGTGCCGATATGCTCGAAGGCGGCGGATAATTGCGTTCGGATATGCGACAAATCCGGCGCCCTTATTCCAACCGTAATCGACGAGAACAAATCGCCGATACGTTGACGAAGAGACAACGCTTCCTGAACAGCCGCTTCTCCGTCCACGGCAACGGGAATGGCGACAGGCCTGACGCCGCTCAGTACAGCCGATAGCCGGGATCGTACGCTTGCGGCATCCGGAATCGTTACCTGAGCCATGACCTCGACGCGCCCTATGCTTTGCAGCCGGCTTTGGACCTGATCGATCCGGCTCATCGCTACGGAAGCGTCCACTTCAACCGCTATACGCTGCTGGAAGGTTTGCCGCAGCCGTTCCGCGGCGCTTACGGTACGGTTCAGCGCCTGCTGCGCGCGGCCGAGGGTGGACGAAAACTGATCGATCATTTTTAAGCTCACGCTTATAGTTGGCATCCTGTACCCCCTCGCTTTGCTACTTTTTGCGTGATTTCGAGGCTTGCCTTTCTTTCTTGACCCGAATGTCGATCATGGCATAGATGGCCGCCTTGTGAAGGCGGCCCATCTGCATGAGATCATGGGGCAATATTTTTAATTCGTGGAGGGCGTAGTAGGCGTATACCGCCTCGCTATCGCCCTCCTCGATCAGTTTTTTACCTCTTCGACCAGGTCGTTCATATCGCGATCGAAGCCGTTAAGCTCCTGAACCTTCCCGACCAGACCGGCATATTCGCCGGGACGAAGCATTTTACGAAGAAGACTTTCCGCTCCAAGCACACCGTACGACTGCTGCAGCTCGGCGTCCTTCAGATTCGGGAACACGACGCTTGCGACGACAAGCTTGGCCAAGTATTCGTCGGCGTTCGTCTCCATCGTCTGCTGGCCGTGCTTGCCTTTCATCTTGCGCGTAGCCGCCTTGCGGCATTCCTCGTTCTCCGCTTCCGTCATGCTGCGCAGCTTCCATGCCACAGGCACGCCTTCGCTGTCGCGAAACCGATCCGAGACGACGAACGTCTCGGCTTCTTCCGTCACTGCATTTTGCGCATAGAATGCGCTCAAATCATGTGCCATATCGTTGAATCCTCCTATTATTTAATTATTGCCAGAGACGAGGCTGCTCGAATGTATCGTTCAGGCTGACGCCTTCGAACGTGAACTCGATTTCCTCTTCCAGCGCTTCACTTTCGGTATCGAGCTTGGCGATGATGACCTTGTCCAGATTGACGCCTTTGAGCGTGACGTCCTGCTTGCCGATCGACGAGTTCGGGTCCTCGTTCACAATCTGAATGTCGAAATAGGTATCGATGCCTTTGGCGACATACGACAGCATCAGCTCGCGGAACTTGGACGTCACGTAGTAGATCGTCATGCTGCCGCTGCCGGACCAGCCGGTCGCTTTATGCTGCGTACCGCGTTGACCCAACGTTTTGATTTCCGCTTTTTCCTTCTCGATCGTCGCTTCGAGCGATTTGATATAAAACATTTCCTCGACTTGCCCGTTAATCTTCGCGTAGGCACGTCCTTCCTGTCCGTTGATCGTATCGTTGGCGCGCATATATGCCATCCTACTTCACCTTCACTTTCATATAAATTTTTTCAACGCTGTCGACCGGCTGGATGCTTGCTTCCACCGTAACGCTGTCGGAATCGATACCCTGGAGGACGGCGATGTCCGACTGCGCATCGAAGTTCTGGATCGCATTCGCATCTTGCAGCCCGGTCAGATACGTCACGATTTCGGACTTCAGCATATTGCGCCCGTCGGCGTTATTGTTCACTTTGCCAAGATAGTATTGTTCGAAAATACGCTTGACGTCGTTGCCGATGCCGTCCAGCACCCGGATGACCCGGTTTTTGCGGAACGCTTTGCCTTTATCGCCGCCGAAGCTGGTCAGACTGTTAATATCCTGCTCGACGATAACCCGGCCGTTGCTTGCCGTGAAGACGAACTCGCCCGCTTCGAGCGCGGCAATCGTCTGCGAATTCGTATAGCGCGGCAAAGCGTCCACAGCGTCGTCGTAGCTCTGGAACGTCAGCGATTCGGACACCCCGGCTGCCGACGTCGCTCCCGCGACCCATGCCGTCGCCTGCGCAGCCGTAAGGCTCGTGCCGTCCGACAGCACGACGCCGTTCTTCACGCTGATGACGCCCTCGTGATCGGCCAACGGGTAATTTTCCAGCACGGCCTGAATCATTTTCCCTTCCGACTCGCGCAGCCTTCTTGCGAATGCGGAATAGACGCCTTTAAGCGTGTTATCCGTAGCGGACAGCGCCACCGTCTGAAACTCTTCCAGTTCAAGCGCCGCCAGAAAGTCGGTATGGTCGGCGTTCGTCGCGCTTCCGTCGTCGCCGCCGGTCAGCGCCGCGCCTGCGCTTGGCGTGAGCGTGCCCGTGCCGCTGAAGCCGACCCACCGGTTAGGCTTCAGCTCGTCCACATGAGACACCGTCTGCGTCTCTACCGCATCGCCGTCGAGCACGGTCGTTACGTCGAATTTCGTGTCGTCGTCAATATTGGCCTGCACGATCACTGTCAAATCGTTGCCGCGTACGCCGCCGTGAGCCGCCGTCACCGTCAATGCGCCGATTGCCGCGCTCGCCTTCGTTCCGGCGTTGAGCCGGTAAAGCAGCAGCGTGGACGCGCGCTTCAACGCTTCCCGCACGAGCAGCAGCCGCTGCGACGAAATATCGTAGCCAAGGACGTCTTTGACGTTCTCGCCCGCATGAATTTGAAGCATTTGCTTAGCCGGTCCCCAAGACAAAGGAAGACCGATTGCGGCCGTGCCTCTTTCACCCATTGCGCCTAGCGATCCCGCATCGTTCACAAAGTTAATGTAGATGCCCGGACGCACCTTATTTTGAGTTGTCCATACTCCGCCTGCCATTCTACTTCACCGACCTTTTCTCAAATTCTCGAATAAGACGCTCTACCGCGCCGATCGTATACGTTTCTCCATCCGTCAAAATCGCCGATACGACATCTTTGTGCTGCGGGCTGAACCGATTAGACGCCGCAATTTGCTGCTTGCTGTAGCCAATAGCGGATGCCGTCATCTCTTGCGCTGCCTGTTTGCTCATTTGATCCATCCTTCCATATCCATCGCTGCCATTGCAGGCCCCGATTGTTCTTGTTTCATAACGTCCATCTTTATATCGAAGAAAAAATACATAACGCCTTCGACCATCTCGTACCGCATCCCCGTCCCCCGAAGCCGTCCGCTTTCCATTGGGATATATTCGAGTGCTTCCACAAGCCGCTCGGCCACTGTGCAAGCTTCCCGAATCGGCTCGGAGGAATTCGACGACGGGTAATATTGAATTTTAAAGGCGTATACGCATACGTAACGGGGGCCCATAATCCGGTTATGCGTTACAGAGAAGTCCGTCACCCTAAAGTGCGGCTCCATCAGTCCCGGACTGATGGATTCCGTATAAATCGCTACGCCGGGGAATGATTCCGCCAATGCGCCGACCACCGAATCGCGTACATCGATAACCGTACCCACCCTCTCACCTCAAGTGCCGGTTAATAAATGATTGGATCTTCCGCTTCATATCTTGTATGGGACCGTCAGCATCGCCTTCAACTGCCCGCGAAGCTTGGTCCACCCGCCGAGCGCCAGCGTTCCGAGACTAGCCATTGGGCTTGCCTCCTTCCTGCGATCGCCCTGACAGGAGGTGCTCTACGGTTCCGTGCTCCAAGTCGCTTCTTCAACCATGCCACGACATCAACCTCGCTTTCCTTCCGGCGCCGCCGGTAAAATAGAAGGGCCCCGGCAGTCTCAGCCGGGGCCCTTGAACGTATCTCATCTAAATACAAAAGGCCGTCCGATTGGACGACCTCAGCTCGTATACAATGTTTTCATACTAGCATCTTAACACGGGTTGACACGCTTTACTACGCCTATGTTCCGCCACTTCGCCGCCAACCGTCCGCCACTGCATAGACAGCGGGCACAATCAAGGCAGCGCTTGTTCCGGCTGCTTTAACGTTGATCCGGCGGGCAGCATGCGGCGCGTGCTTAACAAACAAAAAAGTCGTCCGATTGGACGACCTCAGCTCGTATACAATGTTTTCATACTAGCATCTTAACATGGGTTGACACGCTTTGCTACGCCTATGTTCCGCCACTTCGCCGCCAGCCGTCCGCCCTACATCGATAACCGGCAAAATTCGTGCAACGCCTTCGGACGGCTTCGCTCAAAGGTACGCCGCGACGTCTGCATACGTTCGACGACTTCGACGATTTCTAATCCCTCGACATATCGCAGGCGCAGCAGCAGCGCGTAGTCCGGCTTATAGCTTTCCAGCGCCGTTAACGCCGCATCGATCTGGTCGCGCTCGTTCTGCAAATCCTGAAACTCGCTCAATCGGTCCAGAACTCCCTCGTAGCCTTCTCTGTTGCCGGTACGCGCTTCAATAACCTTTTCGATTTTCTGGCGAATTTCCCGTAATGCCTGCGCGTCCTCCGGGTCGTCGGCCGTCCGCGGCACCGCCGCCAATTGCGCCTTGGTGCCTGCCGGGTAGCCGGCCAAATACGCATGAGCCGTCCGCTCCAACACCTGCTCGCGCTTGGTGAGATACATGTAGGTTGGCATAGTGCGCAGCCGGCGGTGCAATTCCATCAGATGGTCGTCCTGATTCATTCGGCTGACGGTAATTCCCGCGCCTACCGAGTAATTTTCCAACACTTTAATGCGGGCTACGATTCGCTTATAGCCGCCAAGCCGTTCAATGGCTTCGGACTCATGCATTTTATAATAAGACGAATGGTCTGCGGAGTATTGCGGATTCATATAAGGATCATCCTTTCCATTATGGCCTTAGCAGCCGGTAGTTGCACTTCGATATATTGAGGGCTTGTCGATTCTTATGCCGGTCTAATGCCGCTTACCTCGGAGATGAACCGGTCGATTCCCTCGTGTGAATCGATAATATAATGTTTGCGACCGCTCCCCAACAGCCTCTTCACCCAACGCAACTGCGCCTTATCGAATTTCTTGCCGGGTATTTTCATCACCACATAGATCGTCCTGCCTCCAGGGAGAATGACAATTCGATCCGACACCTCCCGATCTCCCGGGCTTGCCCATCGCGGCGCCATGCCGCCGAGCCGTTCAACCTCTTGTACCAGCCTGTGCTCCAGCGTCGACTGCTCCAGCGTTCCAATTCCGCCGATTGTGTGCAATAGTGGCTCACCTCCCTTCCTTCAGCTCGCGTTCTTCTCTGATTTTATAATTTGTGACTGTCGCAAGATTTTGATAAAATTTTTATCAAAATGTATAAAACGCGATTGAAAGACTCACGCTATTGACGGTAACAAGTTTGTCGTGTATACTAAAAAGATAACTTTTTTATCAAATCTAACATGATTTTCTTTCATTCACTACCCCTTTATCGTATTTCGATTATATTTGATACAAATATTATCGTCAATACTATTTTGATAATAATATTATCTAAATCCCGAAAGGTAGACATGCAATGAGCCTAAATCAAAGAATCTCGGCTTTGCGGAGCTATAGAAGGCTTACGCAGGAGCAAGTCGCCAGCGCGCTTGGCGTCAAACGCGCCAGATATAATGCATGGGAGAACGGCATTGCCAACCCCGATCATGTGATGCTGGCAGCGTTAGCTCAATTTCACGGGGTCACGGTCGATTTCCTGCTCGGACTGTCGCACCCGGAAGGCGAAAGGCATCTCTCCGGCGACAATTATGCCGATAGTTACACCGAGGAATCGTTCCTTGCGGAATTGGCGAGCGAGTTAGAGCGAAACCATCGTCTCGCCAGAGGCAAGGAGCATAATGAAATCGAGACGATCGCAGCACATCACGATGGAGAAGAGTGGACAGATGCAGAACGCGAGGAAATTGAGCGCTTTAAGGATTACATCCGATCTAAACGCAAACATCAGGAGTGAAGCTATGGCATATGAATACCTGCTGAGAGATACCGCATCCTACGGCATCGATATCCAAGAGCGCCCAATGGTCCCATCGATTAAAGGTCTCTACGGCGACGGCACAATATGGATTAATCAATCGATCCCAACCTCGGCAGAGAAAGCGTGCGTACTGGCGGAAGAGCTTGGACATTACCACACGTCATCAGGCGATATTCTCGACCAGCAGGATACGATAAACCGGAAGCAGGAGCTGCGCGCCAGACGATGGGCTTACCAGCGTTTAATTCCGCTGGAACGCATTGTGGACGCTTATAAAGCCCGCGTGAAGGGACGATACGAGCTTGCCGAATTTTTGGGTGTGACGGAGCCGTTCTTGCAGTCCGCCATCGATCGCTACCGCGACAAGCATGGGCTGTTCACGATTATCGACGATCGATACATCGTTTATTTCGAACCGCTTCGCGTTGCCGAAATTTTTGCGCCGCGCTAACTATCGCCGAGAGGCGTTTTATTATTCGCTAATAACAGAACGCATGTTCTTGTTCTGGAATTGCGAGCATAATAAATAATCCGCAGAATGATTCTGCGGACCCATTGTCGAGAAATCCAATATTTTATGTTGAGAAGTCTGGGTCTCTCGGTTGATTGGGAGGTTATGGAAGGCACACCACGCACACAGCAGGAACGTATTACGCTTACAGAGCCGGTCGTCGGTCGACATCCTCGCATGAATAAAAGCCCAACGCAGACGGTTATCTTACTCGCCAACGATTCCATTGCGAATGAAATAGCTTTGAATTGGCGACGCCGACCGACACCGACGCATCCCCACTCCCGTAAAGCGCAAAAAGCCCCACGCGAATGGCGTGGGGCCCTGCTAACATCTTTAACCGATCGAGCCTTCCATCTCAAATTTAATGAGACGGTTCATCTCGACCGCGTACTCCATCGGCAGCTCTTTCGTGAACGGCTCGATGAAGCCCATGACGATCATCTGCGTCGCTTCCGCTTCCGACAGGCCGCGGCTCATCAGGTAGAAGAGTTGGTCCTCGGACACCTTCGATACCGTCGCTTCATGCTCCAGCGTAATGTTGTCGTTCAGAATCTCGTTGTACGGAATCGTATCCGACGTCGACTCGTTATCGAGAATGAGCGTGTCGCATTTGACGTTCGCTTTCGAGCCTTCGGAGTTGCGTCCGAACGAAGCCAGACCGCGATACGTCACTTTGCCGCCATGCTTGGAGATTGACTTCGACACGATCGTCGACGTCGTATCCGGCGCCAAGTGGATCATTTTCGCGCCTGCGTCCTGATGCTGGCCTTTGCCTGCTACCGCGATCGACAGAACCATGCCTTTCGCGCCGCGTCCTTTCAGAATAACCGCAGGATATTTCATCGTCAGCTTCGAGCCGATGTTGCCGTCGACCCATTCCATCGTCGCGTTCTCTTCCGCAACGGCGCGTTTCGTGACGAGGTTATAAATGTTCGGCGCCCAGTTCTGGATCGTCGTATAGCGAACGCGAGCGTTCTTCTTCACGATAATCTCAACGACCGCGCTGTGCAGCGAGTTCGTGCTGTATACCGGCGCCGTGCAGCCTTCTACGTAATGCACGAAGCTGTCTTCGTCCGCGATGATGAGCGTACGCTCGAATTGGCCCATATTCTCCGAGTTGATTCGGAAGTAAGCTTGAAGCGGGATTTCGCACTTCACGCCTTTCGGCACGTAGATAAAGCTGCCGCCCGACCATACCGCGCTGTTCAGCGCCGCGAACTTATTGTCCGCCGGAGGAATAACCGTACCGAAATATTCTTTGAACAGCTCCGGATGCTCGCGAAGCGCCGTGTCCGTATCGGTGAAAATAACGCCCTGCTTCTCCAGATCTTCCTGCATGCTGTGGTAGACGACCTCGGACTCGTATTGCGCCGATACGCCGGCAAGGAACTTCTGCTCCGCTTCCGGAATACCAAGCTTGTCGAACGTTTCCTTAATTTCGGCCGGTACTTCCTCCCACGTTTTGCCTTGTTTCTCGGAAGGCTTAACGTAGTATTGGATGTCGTCGAAATCGAGATCGTCCAGCTTGCCGCCCCATTGCGGCATCGGCATTTTGTTGAACTGCTCGAGCGATTTCAGACGGAAATTCAACATGAATTCCGGCTCGCCCTTCATTTCCGAAATTGTACGGACGATCTCCGGCGTCAATCCTTTACCGGATTGGAATACCGCCTTATGCTCGTCGCGAAAGCCATACTTATACTCTTCCATCTCCGGCATTTTCTTTGCCAT